CATTCATTACAGAAAAACAAAGACTTTATCCAAGATGAAGTTGTTGCATATATTAATGACGAATACTTTGTTTATGATGAAGATAAATGCGCAAGAGATGTTGGATATATTGTCAACGCGGTTAAACGCGATGTACAGACAGGCGGCAACTATAACGGTGTTTATGCAGGCAGAGCATATCGTGCTGGTAACGCAAGTACAGATAAAGTAATTGAAGAGCAATTGGCAGAAACAATTGAAGCAATCAAATATCTAAGAAGAGATATTGAGCCAAGATTGTCAGGTACAGCTCTTACAACTGCAACTGCATCGTTTGATAATATTATCGCAATTATGAAAGGTGAAACAGCACCTGCCTATAATTACGGTACAGCATATCAAAATACAAGCGCACAAAATGTTGAAGATGGTTTAGATTTGAACCGAGACTTTATCGTTGAAGAATGTATTGCTTGGATTGCTACAAATTACTCATCGCTTTCATACGACACAGCAAAATGCCGTAGAGATGTTGGTTATATGCTTGATGCTGTTAAGCACGATATCTTGCATGGATCAAATGTTGCTATGAGAGATGTTGCAAGACTCTATTTTGAAAATGGAGTTAATGTAGGATTACCTGCAGATCAAAGAGCTCCAACTGCTGCTGTATTTGAACACTTAGGTACAGTTTCTCAGCAAGTTGTATTGAAGCAAACCGTTTCAAAATCTTTAAGTAACCCAGAAGTACAGGTAACAGCAGGATTCTCAACAGCCTCAGCTGCGGAAGCAAACCGTATCCCAGGACTGTGGAATATTGTTGCGAATATTATTACCGAAGATTCAGTAATTAATATGCCTGCCGCGATTGAACCTCAAGCAGGTACAGGTACAGGATATAATTACGAGGCAGAGGCAGTAATTATTGCAGGAAGACTTGCACCACTTGCCGCTGGCGTTAATACTCATCTACAAGAGAAATTTGATTATCTCGAGTATGATTCAGCAAAATGCCGCAGAGATGTTGGATACATGGTTGATGCAATTTCCCACGATATTCAATACGGCGGTAATTCAGCAATGTGGAATGCTGCTCAGATTTACTTCGTAAATGCGGTTAACTTGTTACCACTTGAACAAAGAGAACCAACGAAGAAAGCATTCATGCATATGGGTAAAGTAATGCATGATATTACTCGTAATACAACGGTTCCTTTAAGAATTGGCAGAAAGTATACTCCATCTACTGCAACCTACGATGTTCTTAACGGTCAATTTGTAATTACTCTTGGCAATCACGATTTGAAAGTAGGAAGCCATATCTTACTTGCTAAAGAATCATTCACATTTGAATGTGGTAGCCCTGCAGTTCAAATTTCTCATCCAAGAGTTACAGATCCTGCATTTGAAACTCCACTGAAAGTTGAAGCTGTAACTGCAACAACAGTAACAGTAAATGTAGGAACTGCACAAGGTTATACCGGTGCTCATACATTCGTAAGTGCAACTGAATGGGCGGTTCAAACTGTTGTTGGAAATACCAAGAAACAAGATAAGACATCACTTGCAGCAAGAAGAGAAATTGCAGCGGAAGTTAAAGCACTTGGCGAAATGATTGCTCATATTGCTGATGATAACAATCCAACAAATCTGCCAGCAAGAGTTGAGCCATATACAAATTGGATTCCTGCTACATTCCATACAGAAAAAGATAAAGTTGATGACAAGCTTGAAGCATTAGTAACAAGCATGGTTAACTTCATCTCAAGCGAATACAACGGCATCAGTTATCCTAAAGAGAAATGCCGTCGTGATGTTGGCATTATGATTGATGCTATTTCACACGACGTACAATATGAAACAAACTACGCAACAAGACTTGCGGCAAATATGTACTTTGATAATGCAACAAGTGTTCTACCGTTTGACCAACGTCAACAGACAGCAGATTTCTATGACGAAATGGCAAACCTTGTTAGCAAAGTTATTCAAGAATTGGAAGCAGGACAGGATACTACAAATGATGCAGCATCTTCGGTTGAAGGTGAATGGGCTGCTGATATGGTTCGTATCGTCGAAGAAGCAATCCGCCGCGATGGATTGGATGCACTACCTGAACTTGTTGAACCTAATACATCTTGGGTTGATGCAAGTAAGGTATGGGCAGGAAATGCTATTGACGATAATCTTGGATTCCTTGCTGACGATGTGGTACAACACATCAAAGATAACTTTACAATTATTGACTATAGCAAAGCAAAATGTCGCCGTGACTCAGGATACATCATTGATGCTATCAGCTGGGATCTTAACTACGGTGGTAACGCGGCATCTCGTTGGAACGCGGACTTCTACTATTGGAATAACCAATTACGCATTCCAGAAAACACAAGAGTTGCAACAGCACAATCTTATCGCCGCCTAGGTGAAATCATTCGCGATGTTGTAACAGGTTCTTACCCAGGACAAAAACTTCGCCCAGAAATGGGTGATGAAGAAAGAGCAAAACAGGCATACGATAACGGTATGATCTTCTACAACGCACTTTACTTCAACTCACCGAAGTACTTAGGTCCATTGAATGAACCTGACTTTACATGGGAAGATGATAAAAACAAAGTATTCAGATTCTCTAAAGATATTTTGGCAAACAACAAGCGCAGATTACAACGCGAGGTTCAAAGATTTATTACTTCTGAATACAAGTTTATTGATCTACCTAAGACATATCGTGACGCAAACAACTTGCTGAAAGTTATGCAAAACGACTTCAGATATGTTGATCCATCAGTTAACTTGACTGGTGAATATAACGTTGAAGGCGCAGGTGGAGATCAATCAACAAGAGCATACGCAGCGGCATTCTTTAACATTGATGCACAACACGTATTCCCGGTATTTAATCCGCCAAGAACATTTGCTGATTATCGCAGATTAAGATTCAAAGGAACGGTTATTGATACGGCTACTCGTGATGCGATTGAAACTAAGAAACGCTGGGATGCATACATTATTCCAACAAACAATAATGGAAACCGTTACATCGGACAGATCTGGTATTGGACAGGTACAACGTGGGCAAACGCAGGCGCAAATAACACGGATCTTCTAGAATCCTTCGAAGGCGCTTGGACACAGATGAAAACCTATATAAATAACAATATCGCACCGGACCTAGAGCATAGGAACATGGTAACCGAGTTAATTGATAACGTCTTAATTGATACAGTATTGAGACCTAACTTCTTAACATTCGGTTCACTCGTTGAATCCATTGCTCACCAGTTTAACGGAGCTTCGGCAGGTGTTAACAGAAACGCACTACCGCTGAACTTCAGAAACGTTGGTTCTGCAATTTCTGCTACTGCCTCTGTATTGTCAGAGAATGGTGGTAGAATCAGATGGTCAGGCGCTGACGAATTGAATAACCAGTACTTCGCAAGAGGACTAAGAATTAACGGTAGAACAGGACGAATTGAAGGCCGACCATTTACATCCTCAGTTCGTAAACTTGCAAGAAGGGCTTCTAACAGTAGGGCAACAATCTAATGGCAAATAATACGATCACAACAATTGAAACCTCCCAGGCGCCTGACGCCAAACCGGTTATTAGTAACTTTACAGTTACAACAAATTGGCAAACGCTGATTGAGGTTCCTAACTACGAAGTTCCTGAATTGGTTTTCGGTGGGTCAACAACAACCGAACCAGGCGTTGGCGAGGTTATCAGTCCACTCATTATTTCAAACCATAGCGCAAATACGGTAAAGGTTGATGTAAGAACTCACAGATACGCATCAAATGATGAGTTTTGGATAGTTAGGAATATGCCGATTCCATCTTACGATACCTTTGCCTTGCCATTAAACGGACAATTCTTTGCGTCCGGTGATTTATTAGAAATTAAAGCTGATACGAATTTAGCAGTTGATGCTATGATCTCGTTCACGCTAGGCCAGGCAGAGGAAGACGATGTCGAGTAGATTTAAGAGCTTAAGAGGAAGAACCACCCTAATTGGGCAAGGTATTCCTCAAGATTATACGCAACTAGATCCTGTTCCATTTGAAGGATCTTTAATCTATGATACCAACGGAAACATCAGATATTCTGATGGTACCGCGTGGGAATTACTTGACGGCGGCGCTGCTAATAATACAATACAGGGTACTCAAGGGGTACAAGGGGTACAAGGTTTACAGGGCGATTACGGTCCTGGTTTTACAATTATCGGTTCGGTAGCTGATGTAGATTCAGGCGGTGACCCGCAAGCAACTCTTAATGCCGCATTCCCATCAGCAAACATTGGCGAAGGTGTTATTGATGAAGCTGATGACGAACTATGGATTTACGTTGGATCAAACACTTGGGTAAACATTGGTTCGTTCCGTGGTGTTCAAGGTTTCCAAGGTCCTATTGGTATTCAAGGAATGCAAGGTACCATCGGTGAAGAAGGTATCCAAGGTTCTCGTGGTTTCCGTGGTAACCAAGGTGTTCAAGGTTTCCAAGGTATTACTGGTATTCAGGGTAACCAAGGCGTTCAAGGTAATCAGGGTACGCAAGGTCTTCAAGGTATCCAAGGCGTTCAAGGAATCCAAGGTACTCAAGGAGTCCAAGGTCTTCAAGGTATTCAGGGTTTACAAGGCCCACAGGCATTCCAAGGTGTCCAAGGTAATGACGGTTTCCAAGGTTATTCAGGCGACGATTCTGGAATGGTTGTTCAATACAACGTATCACACAACTTTGCAGAACCATCTCCTGCTACTAGCGGGTTTATGTATTTCAATTCTCCGGCTGCTGATACAGGAGCACTCACTGGCGCAACTAAAATTTGGATTGCAGATAGCGACTCATTTAATGTTGATTTAACAGGTTATTTTACAGCTATTGATTCTTCATCATCTGCTAATAAAGCATACATGAAAATCACATTACGTGATAATCCATCTGTATATGTTATCTTTTCAATACAAGAACTTACTGACGATGGTAACTATTGGGATATGGATGTAACGTACCTATCGGGTGCTGCTGTAAAGGAAGATTTTGTCGCTGAAGATCTGCCAGGCAATCCAGGTACTTATATTTCGCTTCCTTGTATTGTAGCATTTAATATTGCTGGTGATCGCGGATTCCAAGGTATTCAGGGAACGCAAGGTTTACAAGGTTTCACAGGTATCCAAGGTTTCACAGGTTTCCAAGGTACACAAGGATTTATTGGTGCTCAAGGAGCTCAAGGTACGCAAGGCATTCAAGGCGATGTTGGCCTTCAAGGTAACACAGGTCCGCAAGGTACAACTGGTTCTCAAGGAGCTCAAGGTACGCAAGGCGTCCAAGGTTTCTATGGAGATCATGGCGGTTTAACTTGGCAATTCCTTTATGACGGCGACCGTACTATTTCAGCACCTACTGCAAGCAGTTGGAAAATCAACAGTAACGATATTCGTACTGCAAATACTCTTATCATTGATGATATTCCTGACGATCAATATTCAAATCAGTTAGATGAATTCTATGATTATATTGATACCTTAGCAAGTCCAAAAGGCCATATCTTTATTGAAAGCACAGCCGACAATGATGGTCCTGCTGGGCACCATTTTGTTGTTTACGAAATAAATGAATTTGATTGGGACAGCGGTTCAAAGGCATACGGTATATTCTCAGTTACTTATGTTGCTTCGGGTGCCGTTGCAAGTTATGATTGGGATAACGTAGACAACGATCACGGTCCTGATACTCTTGTTTCGTTTATTCCTGCAGGCCCACGCGGTTTACAAGGTATTACAGGTCTACAAGGTGCTCAAGGTACACAAGGTGTCCAAGGCACACAAGGATTTACTGGAGATACTGGTTTACAAGGGGCGCAAGGCGTACAAGGATTACAAGGTCTTCAGGGTCTACAAGGTTTGCAAGGACTTCAAGGTTACCAAGGTACAACTGGTATCCAAGGTTTCACAGGTTTCCAAGGTATTCAAGGTGAAGCGCAGCAAGGTACTCAAGGCTTCCAGGGTATTACAGGTATTCAAGGCGACGTTGGTTTCCAAGGTACGCAAGGTGCTCAAGGTACACAAGGATTGCAAGGTCTACAAGGTCTACAGGGACTACAAGGTGAGACTGGTGCTGGTGTTCAAGGTACACAAGGTGTCCAAGGACTTCAAGGTCTACAAGGTAATCTAGGTATACAAGGTTCTGACGGTGGATTTGGTGGTGCTACTTTTGACTATACTTTTGAATCTGATACGAACGCATCAGACCCAGGTATCGGTAGATTAAAATTCAACAACGGTGCCTTAGGTTCAGCCACGGTAATGTATATTGATGATCGTGACGATGACTTCAACGATCTACAATCATACTTAAGAACAATTGACGATTCTACTTCTACAATTAAAGGACACTTTAAAGTAACCGACGGTTCTAATGCAGCAAACTTTGTAATCTATACAATTGATGCTTTACAAGAACAATCTGGTTATTTTGAAATTGACTGTACATTCTTAAACGGTTCAGTAAGTTCTTATTCTGATAACCAAGACGTACGCATTACCTTTGCAAGAACAGGTGATGCAGGTGATCCTGGACCGCAAGGTGTTCAAGGTTTCACGGGTATTCAAGGCGACCTCGGTTTCCAAGGTGCTGATGGTGCTGGTTCGCAAGGTGTTCAAGGTATCCAAGGTCTCGGTGGGGTTGATGGTACCGACGGAACACAAGGTGTTCAAGGTTTACAAGGCGAAGAGATTCAAGGTATCCAAGGCCCACAAGGTACGGCAGGAAACGACGGATCTGATGGAACACAAGGTTTCCAAGGACACCAAGGCGTTCAAGGTCCACAAGGTACTCAAGGTTTACAAGGTATTCAAGGTGAAGGCGGATTGGGTGCAGGTGGTACTCAGGGTACTCAAGGTCTGCAAGGACTTCAAGGAACACAAGGTTTACAAGGTGATCTAGGTCCAGCAGGATTTGGCGCACAAGGTATTCAAGGTCTTCAAGGTCCACAAGGAACCAACGGCCAAGATGGCGCTCAAGGTTTACAAGGTGGATCTGGTTCAGGATCACAGGGTGTTCAAGGTATTACAGGCGCCGAAGGTGAGGAAGGACCTGCAGGACCACAAGGTATTCAAGGTATTACAGGTGGTGCTGCGGCACAAGGTTCGCAAGGTGTCCAAGGTCTTCAAGGTTTCCAAGGTCCTGATGGTTCAGGATCGCAAGGTACGCAAGGTTTCCAAGGTCCAGGCGGAACAGGCGGGGCAGGTTTCCAAGGTACTCAAGGTGTACAAGGCGTTCAAGGTTTACAAGGTGAATTGGCTGCAGGTGGTAACCAAGGTGCTCAAGGTACCCAAGGTCCGCAAGGTCTACAAGGTACGTCGGCAACTGGAGGATCAGGTTTACAAGGTATTCAAGGCGTTCAAGGTACGCAAGGCTTCCAAGGTGCTGAAGGTGGAACCGGTGGTGGTGTCCAAGGTATTCAAGGTATTCAAGGCGGCGGCGGTGTCCAAGGTGAAAATGGCGGCGGCGGTACTCAAGGTATTCAAGGTGCTCAAGGTCATCAGGGTGTTCAAGGTCCATTAGGTGTTGGATCTGGCGGTAACCAAGGTTTCCAAGGTGCCCAAGGTATGCAGGGTAATGACGGTTTCCAAGGTGGCGAAGGATCGGGTGTTCAAGGCGCACAAGGTACCCAGGGTATTCAAGGCGATGTTGGTCCTGATGGTTTCCAAGGTATTCAAGGTTTACAAGGTTTAACTGCTGAATCTTCAGAGGTTAATATTAATGACCTTTATGCCTCCAACCTTCAGTCAACAAATATGTCAGTACCGTTGGTACAAGGTGGTACAGGTAGCCGTCCAGTTTACGCAACTGCATCGCCAAACCCAGGTGGAGAAAGCAACTTCTTCTATCAGGCATCAACCGACCAATTAACAGTTGAAAATATCAACGTTGCTGGTAATATGACAGTTGGCGGAACAATTAACGGTGCAACAGGTAATTATCTTGAAGCCGATGCTTTCGCTCAGAAAACGGCAGGCAACTTAAGAATTGATGATAACTTAGAGCTCGAGTTTGGTACAGGTGGCGATGCCCATATCGTATTTGACTCAACCGATCTTGTTATGGATACCGTTCTTTCAATCGGTAATTGGTACATCAAGAATAACGCGGTTAACAAATTTACGTTTGATTTGAGCGGCGGAGACTTCACTGCAACTGGTGATATTGATGCACAATCCGATGAAAGAGTTAAAACGAATGTTGAAACAATTAGCGGTGCTCTTGATAAAGTTACGCAATTGCGCGGTGTATATTTTGAAAGAATTGCTATTCCTGGAACAAGGAAGGTCGGCGTGATTGCTCAGGAAGTTGAGGCAGTTGTTCCTGAATTAGTTAATACCGATGCCACTGGAATGAAATCAGTTTCTTACGGTAATATTACAGGATTACTAATTGAAGCCGTTAAAGAACTCAAGGAAGAAGTTGATGATCTGAAAAGGTCGTAACATACCACCATCGAGAGAGGCATAAGTGCCTCTCGCCTTTCGTTTATTATTATGTGATTTGTTATAAATAATGGAAAGAGCATTTAAGAGAGTGGACAATGGCCTCAAGATCAAACATATATATAGACAAAGGCGCTGATTTCCGAATCACTTTAGAACTATTTGACGGTGACGATGACGAACTCGTTGTTGGAAACGGCGGGTATAACTTCTATGCAAGTATGAGAAAGTTTTACTCTTCAACCGTTGCCGCGAATTTTACAATAGAAGCCGCAAACAATGATGTTACTTTGGTAATGTCAGCAAACACTTCCGGGGATTTAAAGCCTGGCAAATATGAATATGATGTTTTAATGCGAAAGCCTACAGGAGAAATCTCGAAAGTAGTCGAAGGACTAGCGATAGTTGTTCCTACTATATCGGAGGTTTCTTAATAGATGTCAATTAAGGTAAAAGTAGGCGGTTCAAATAAGATCCGTTCGGTTCCAAAGCAAGATACAAATAGATCACTTGTTTTAAGTAGCGAGAAAAAGCCTCTTATCACAAGCGATTCTGTTGCGTTAGGATTTAACACAACCGGCGATTATATTCAATCTGTCACTGTTGGCGACGGTCTTGTAATTAATCCAACTACTTCTGGCGAACAACTTGATATTGCACTTCGCCATGCCAATACCTCAAACGAGTTACTAAGTACAAATAACGATGTATTTGGTTTTTTAACTAACATCAATATTGATAACTTTGGTCACGCGACAACGTTTGAAAATAAGATCTTTAATTCTGACAATTTTTCCCACGCAAATAATACGATTTCTTCTCAATACATTACGTTTGGGAATACGTCAGTAACACTTGGCGATACAACTACAGAGATTATTGGTCTTACCGATTTTAATGTCGGGTTATTAACATTTAATGGAAGATCTATTGTTGCAGATGGCGATTTGCGTCTTGCTCCTTCGGGCAACGCAATCGATGTAAACAATTCTCGCATCGTAAATGTCACTGACCCTGTTGATGCACAAGATGCGGTTACTCGTC